GTATGGTTAGATAGAGATAAAGCAATTGAAGCTGTTAAACAGGCTAGAAATTTGAAACAAAAAGGTATTGATTCGGATGTAATAATTACACCAAATGATCCTAAAGAATATTCCACAGGAGAAATCAACGAATGGTTGAGAAACAAATAGCTAAGTTATTCTGTGAAGATAAAAATCTCTTTACAAAGTATTACAAGTATGTTAACATTAATTATATTAAAATTAATTATAATGATTTATATAAATTATTTAATATTATTTTATTATATTATGATAAATATATAGAAAACAATAATATTAATTATAATGATCTTAATGTTTTTTATAATAGTAATTATTTATTAAAAGATAATGAAAGAAAAGAACTTGATGTACTGTTAGATGAAATCTATAATCAAGACATCACTAATCATGATGCAATTATTGGACTGTTAGAAGAACATCGAAGACGTTCTCTTGCAGGACAAGTAGCACTAATGGCTCTAGATGTAGAAGCTGGTAAAAAATCTACAGAAGAACTGTTAGAATTATTTAATAACTTTGAACATCAAGAGGTGGAAGCGGATGAAATTACTCCAGTTGATATGGATTTGGATACGCTATACGAAACGCAGATTGCTACACCAGGCCTACGCTGGCGTGTTAAGTGGCTTAATAAAAGTCTTGGATCGTTGCGCAAGGGTGACTTTGGGTTCATATTTGCGAGACCAGAAACAGGCAAGACTACGTTCCTTGCGTCAGAGATTACTCATATGGTCAGTCAAACTGACGGGGATATACTATGGTTTAATAATGAAGAACAAGGTTCTAAAGTTGGAATACGAGTCTATCAAGCAACACTTGGACTTACAACAGAAGCACTCTTTGCTAACAAAGAATCTAACAAACAAAAGTATAGAGATCTAACAAACAATCGTATTAAAATTCTAGACTTTGAAGATTCAAGTAGTAAACACAGAGTAGAAGCAGTACTTAAACAATATAACCCAGCTCTTATTATCTTTGACCAGATAGATAAGATTCGTGGATTCAAAGGAGAAAGAAATGACCTTGAACTTAAAGCAATTTACCAATGGGCAAGAGAGATTGCCAAAACGTATGCTCCAGTTATTGCGGTGTCGCAAGCAGGTGGTGAAGCGGAAGGTAAGCTCTTTCTTACGATGGATATGGTCGATGGTTCGAAGACGGCCAAACAAGGCGAAGCTGACTGGATCTTGGGAATAGGTAAAGATCAAGATAACACTAGCCGATCTAGATACTTTAACATTAGTAAGAATAAACTTATTGGTGATAAAGATACCCTGCCTGACTTACGTCATGGCTCAACACAAGTATTAATTAAACCGGAGATAGCTCGATATGAAGATTTGTAATGCAACAGCAAAAGATGTACTTGCAATTGATCCAACATTAAATGCATTTGATGTAGAAGATGTGTTGACATTAGGTAATCCTAATGATACAATAGAAGAAACGATACATAAACTAAGTGGTTGTGGAGGCGAATGCGGAGCTTAATCTTAGATGTAGAAACAACAATCAGTAATAAGGGTAACCCTTTTGACGAGTCTAATAAACTTTGTTATGTTGGGTTACTCAATGCTGATGGTCATAAATGCTATGACATTGAGTACAGTGACCAACCCTACCGTAATAAACTAGATGACATACAAAAGGAAATAGATGCAGCTGAGATATTGGTTGGCTTTAATATTAAGTTTGATTTGCATTGGCTTCGCAAGTATGGAATTAACTTTGTGGGTAAGCGTGTTTGGGATTGTCAGCTGGTACATTTTATACTTACGGGACAACAACATCCCTATCCAAGTCTTAACGGTGTCTCTGCTTACTATGATTTGGGTAGTAAACTTGATGTTGTTGCTACAGAGTATTGGAACAATAAAATAGATACACCTAGTATTCCTAAGGATATACTTGAAGAATACTTAATTGGTGATTTGCAATTAACGCAAAAAGTATATGACAAACAAATGCAAGAATTTGCGCAATGTGCAAAACCTATGCAAAGATTAATTAGTTTACATAATCAAGACTTGACTGTCTTACAGGAGATGGAATATAATGGAATCTTATTTGAAGAAGAAGACTGCAACAAACTTGGTAGAGAAATGGAAGAACAGGTTGCTAAACTTGATGAGTCTTTCTTTGGATACCATAATCTCCCTGAGTTTAATCCCTCTAGCACTGAGCATATATCTTCTCTTCTTTACGGTGGAACTATTACAGTACGTAGGAAGCAAGTGGTGGGAGTATATAAAACAGGGCTTCGAGCTGGTCAGCCAAAAGAACAATGGTTCGAACATAAAATAAACTTTGAAAGACTAATCACTCCACTAAAAGGATCTGAGTTAGAAAAAGAAGGTTACTTCTCAACTGATGAAGCAACACTTAAAAGTCTACGAGGTACAAAAAAAGCTAAAGAAATTGTAGAATTAATATTAACCAGGGCAACATTAGAAAAACGATTGACAACATATTATAGAGGTCTTGTTGATCTTAGAACTAGTATGAACTGGCCTGTTAATAAACTACATGGGCAACTCAATCAATGTGTAGCAAGAACAGGTAGACTGTCATCTAGTAAACCTAATTTGCAAAACTTTGACGGAGAAATTAAACAACTATTTGGGAGTAGGTATGCTGTTACAAGCTGATGCAAAAGCTTTGGAATGGGTTTGTGCTACATACTTATCACAAGATAAAACAGCTATACAGGAGATATGGGATGGAACTGATCAACACACAGATAATCAACTTCGTTTTGGGCTACCTTCTCGCCTCATTGCTAAGACCTTTGTCTTTCGGCTTATCTATGGTGGTTCTGCTTATAGTTATGCTAACGATCCTAATTTCACAGATGTAAGTAAACAAGAATCGTTCTGGCAAAACGTTATTGATGAATTCTATAAAAAGTATTCTGACTTAGGTAAGTGGCATAAAGAAATTGTTAACCAAGCTGTGAGAGATAGGCAACTAACAATGCCTACAGGAAGGGTTTATAAGTATGAACCAGACATAAAGTATGGTAAAGCCAAATGGCCACGCACTAAGATTCTTAACTATCCTGTTCAAGGACTAGGTGCAGACCTAATGGCTATAGCAAGAGTATCTTTAGCAAATAGGATTAAAGATATGCAAGGTATCAAACTAGTAAATACTGTACATGATTCAATTATTGTTGACTTTGATTCTAAAGTATGCGATAATATTAGTATAGTGAAATTAGTTGATAAGTGTTTCACGGATATTCCAGCAAACTTTAAGAAATTGTTTGGAGTAGATTTTAACCTTCCCATGAGGGTCGAGTGTCAAGTAGGATCTAATTGGGGTAACATGGAGATAGTGAATGTTAATTAATATTGTAGATGTAGGTGCACCAAATACTCACGCAGCTAAAAATGGTAGATCATACCAATCAATTGAAGTTACATATAAAAATGATCAAGGTCAAGTAGCTAATAAAAAGCTAATGTCTTTTAGTAATCCAAGTGTGTTTAATCACATCAAAGGATTAACTAAAGGTGATTCACTTAATGTACAAACTGAAAAAGATGCTAATGGTTATTGGCAATGGACTGGTATTGGAGGAGACAACGCAGTGGCTACTGAAACTAAACAATCAACACCAGCAACAGGTGGTAGAGTAACTGGATCTAACTATGAAACTAAAGAAGAAAGAGCAGCTCGTCAAGTGTATATCATTAGACAGTCTTCTCTATCAACAGCAGTAGAATTACTAGGTCAAGGTAAATCTGTAGCAGATGTTATTGCAACCGCTAAAGAGTTTGAAGCTTATGTATTCTCTAAAGAAGCTGGCATTGATGCTATTAATTCATTAGAGGATGATCTTCCACTATAATGAAAGCTCTTATTGATGCTGACATAGTTGCGTATAGGGTTGCCTGTACGCTAGAAGAAGACGATGCCGAAGACTTTGTATATGCTAGAGCAGAAGATCTTGTAGATCATATCCTAGTACATACTGAAGCCACAGAGTATCGTCTCTTCTTAACAGGAAAGAATAACTTTAGGTATACAATATACCCTGAGTATAAAGCTCACCGTCCTAAAGAGAAACCATTCTGGCTTGAAAAGTGTAGACAATATCTTATTGCTAACTTCAATGCAGAAGTGATTGATGGACAAGAAGCTGATGACGCTTTAGGTATTGCTCAAACAGAAGATACAATCATATGCTCTATTGACAAAGACCTACTTATGATTCCTGGTCAGCACTATAACTTTGTTAAAGACGAGTTTATAACTGTAACCAATGACTCAGGTATGCGTCATTTCTATATGCAATGTCTAACAGGTGATCGTTCTGATAATATAAAAGGTATTGAAAAGATTGGACCTAAGAAAGCAGAAAAGATTCTAACTGGTTGTGTAACTGAACAAGAGTTATTTAATGCTGTTAGAGAAGCTTACAGTAATGATGAAGAATTCCTTATGAATGGTCGAGTCCTATGGATTAGACGTAAAGAAAATGAAGACTGGAAGGAAAGATTTGATACACTCGTTCAAGAGCAAGCTAGAAGAACAAGTCTGGAAGATTCTAAAGAGTAACTTTCCTTCAGTTAAGTATGAACCTGACAAGTTTAAATACATACAACCTGAAAAAGAAAGAACTTATATACCTGACTTTAAAACAGGTAAACGTAATATATACCTTGAAGCTAAAGGTAAATTAGATCTAGATACAAGACAGAAAATGGTATGGTTTAGAGATACTAACCCTCATATAACTATTATCTTTTTGTTTATGAATCCTGATAATAAGATTACTAAACGTAGCAAAACTACATATTCTAAATGGGCGGAAGATAACAACTTCCTTTGGTTAGATTATCGAAAGGATTGGTTAAATGATTATAAACAATTGTGTGCAAAACTCTGATGGTTCTTTAGACTTTGATTTCCATGTGGATCCTAATGAGGCTTCATTCTTAATGGACTTAGCTATTAAAGAATTAGTAAGACGTGGTGTATTTAGTATTGCTACAGATGTAGCTCAACAAGAATTAGATTTATTTAAAGAAGATGGAGGTATGGTATCATGAGTCAAGGAAATTCACCAGCTTTTCCGTGTCAAGATAACAACAAACAAATCTATACAGGTATGAACTTAAGAGATTACTTTGCATTAGAAGCTCTTAATAGTTTACTTCGTGTAAAAAGTTATAAAGATGTTAATAAATTTGCAGAAGAATCTTATAAACTTGCTGATGCAATGCTTGATGAAAGACTTAATTATAAATGAGTAAACAAAACTACTGGGTAAAAATTCGTTATGAACAAGAGATACGGGTTCATTGTCCAAATGAAAACGTAGCTAAAGATCATGCAATGGAAAGATTTATAGCGGGTCTGCCTGGTATTAGTGCAGATGATCTAAGGATCATTCATGTAGAAACTTCTGAGGATAGAAAATGAGTAAGATACTTTTATTAGATATTGAAATGGCACCAAACGTAGCACATGTGTGGGGTATCTGGGATCAAAACATTGGCATTAATCAGTTAAGAGAAAGTTCTTATGTCATGTGTTATGCAGCCAAATGGCTTGGTGACTCTAAGATGATGTTTGATTCTATTAAGAAATCTGGTGCTAAGAAAATGCTTGCAGGTATTCATAAATTACTTGATGAGGCTGACGCCGTCATTCATTACAATGGTAAACGATTTGACATACCATCACTTAATAAAGAATTCTTATTACATAACATGTTTCCTCCAGCACCATTCAAAGAGATTGACTTGCTTACTGTAGCTAAAGGTCGCTTTAGGTTTGTATCTAACAAGCTTGACTATGTTGCTCAATCACTAGGTTTAGGTAAGAAAACTGAACACAGTGGTCATGAACTATGGGTACAGTGCATGGCAGGTATCCCTAAAGCTTGGAAGACTATGGAAGAATACAACAAGAACGATGTTATCCTTCTAGAAAAGGTTTATGAACGCTTTAAACCTTGGATTAAGAATCACCTTAATAACAATGTGATTAATGGTACGACTGATTGCTGTCCTACATGTCAATCTAAAAACATACAGAAACGTGGATTTAACATCACTACGACTAGTAGATACCAACGTTATCAATGTAGAGACTGTGGTAATTGGTTTAGAGATGGTACAAACCTTAAAGCTAAAGGATCACAGAAGTTGGTAAACGTATGATTCTACTATCAATTATATTTCTAACCGTTGGATACTTCATTGATAAAAAACGTAGTAACTACTATCATCATAACCGCTATAAAAAGTCTTGCAAAGATAAGAAAGGCATGGTATAATAATAGTATGAGTGCATTAAACAAACAAATAGGTGGAGATCATTATAAACAATTTAAAATCCAACCTGCTTTCTTTTCATATGTTAATGAAATTCCATACTTAGAAGCTACAGCTATTAAGTATCTTTGTCGTTGGCGTAATAAAGGTGGTGTTCAAGATCTTGAAAAAGCTAAACATTTTATAGATTTACTTATAGAATTTGAAACTACTAAATGACTCTTACATTACAAGAAATAAAAGTAAAATTAGCTGAAGAGTATGATGAAATTACTCTATTAGAAGTTTTAAATATTAACTCATATGATTTAGTTGATGCTTTCTTTGAACGTATAGAAGAAAGGTATGAACATTTTAATAAAGAACTGTCAATGAATAGGGATAATGAATAATGCAATTAACCGATTACCAACGTTTTATTCATGCAAGCCGATATGCAAGATGGCTTCCAGATGAAACTAGAAGAGAAACATGGAAAGAAACTGTAAATAGATACACTGGATTTTTTACTAATAGATTCCCTGATACCTTTCCTACTGAAGATGTAAATAAAGCAATACACAATTTAGATGTAATGCCAAGTATGAGATGTTTAATGGCAGCAGGGCCTGCTTTAGAACGAGATGAGATAGCTGGTTACAATTGTAGCTTTGTAGCTATTGATTCACCTAAAGCATTTGATGAAGTAATGTATGTTTTAATGTGTGGAACTGGTGTAGGTTTTAGTGTTGAACGTCAGTTTACTAATAATCTACCAACTATAGCAGAGGAATTTCATGAAACTGATACAACAATTAGAGTTAAAGACTCAAGAATTGGATGGGCTAGCTCATACCGTGAACTCATTAGCTTACTCTATTCAGGAAGATTGCCTAAATGGGACGTTAGCAACATCAGACCTGCAGGAGCTAGACTTAAAACTTTCGGAGGTCGGGCATCTGGGCCGAAGCCTCTCGAAGACCTCTTCAACTTTACAGTTCATACTTTTAAAAAAGCAGCAGGAAGGAAGCTTAACAGCTTAGAATGCCATGACATCGTATGTAAAGTTGCTGATATTGTTATTGTTGGGGGTGTGCGTAGGTCAGCTCTTATCAGCTTGTCAAACCTCACCGACGATAGGATGCGAAACGCAAAGAACGGAGCCTGGTGGGAATCTGATGTGCAGCGTGCACTTGCCAATAACTCTGTAGCCTATACTGAAAAACCAGATGTAGGAATTTTCTTAAAAGAATGGACAACATTGTATGAGTCAAAAAGCGGGGAAAGAGGTATATTTAATAGAGTTGCAGCTACAAAGAAAGCCAGCTCTAACGGAAGAAGAGATGTTGAAGGCTTTGAGTATGGTACAAACCCTTGCGGAGAAATTATCCTGCGATCTAAAGGACTTTGCAATCTCAGTGAAGTTGTCATCCGAGAGGAAGATACCCTTGCTAGTCTTAAAGAGAAAGTCAGAATCGCAACCATTATCGGGACATTTCAATCCACCCTTACAAACTTTAGATACTTAAGAAGTGATTGGCGTAAAAACCAAGAAGAAGAACGTTTACTTGGTGTAAGTATGACAGGTATTATGGATCATCCAGTATTAAGTAAGCCTACTGATGAAACTATTAAATGGTTAACGGAGTTAAAAGAACATGCAATTAACGTCAATAAGGAGTGGGCTGAACGACTTGGTATTCCTGTGTCTGCTGCTATCACTACTGTTAAACCCTCAGGAACAGTTAGTCAGTTGGTGGGTTGTTCTAGTGGCATTCATCCTGCATATAGTCAATATTATATTAGGACTGTACGGATGGATAACAAAGACCCGCTTACAGTGTTCTTTAAAGGAGCAGGTGTCCCGAATGAACCTGATGTAACTAAACCTAGTGACATTACTATATTTAGTTTCCCTCAAAAAGGAACTGAGTCTGGTGTTACTCGTAATGAAACAAATGCAATTGATCAGTTAAAACTTTATAGTGTATATCAAAAGTATTGGACAGAGCATAATCCGTCTATTACAGTATACTATAAAGATAATGAATTCTTGACTATTGGTGACTGGATTTATAACAACTTCAGTGATGTCTCAGGTGTGTCGCTTCTGCCGCATTCCGATCACGTTTATAAACAAGCACCTTATCAAGAGATAACAAAGGATGCATATGATGCCTTTGTAGCAAGTTTCCCGACTATTGATTGGGGTAACTTAAAAGAGGAAGAAGATACAACCACAGGCACTCAAGAACTTAGTTGTACTGCGGGTGCTTGTGAGATTGTAGGAGTACAATAGTGAACTTTTCTTATCATTTAATTAGTGGATGTACTTTTGGTATAGAACTAGTAGATGGAAAAGATGCAGATCCAAACAATGAAGACTTGTTTGTTGTTATAGATTTGTTTCTAGTTAGAGTAGTTTTTAATATTTAAAGGAGAAAGTATGAAATACGATGGTGTACAAATCAATAAGGTAAGTAATGGTTTTATTGTTAATGCAACAAAGCTTGATGTCTTGACTAAACAACAAGATAATCAAATTGTAATCTTTAAAGAATTTGATGAAGTAATTGAATTCCTTAAAGGTTAAATAACAAAGCCCCGATTAAGGGGCTTTTTTATTACTGTTAATAACAGTCTGTTACAATAACCATTATTTATTCATTACGTACATTGTAACTTCGAAACCGAAACGCATTTCAGTAGCTGCTGGTTTTGTCCACATAGTAATCTCCTTAAAAGTTAATGTAAAGTTTTCACTCTACCCTATAATTATACCATAATGAATGAAAATAAACATCAGTAAAACCATTAAACTATGCTATCTGATTTACAGTTACAATTGCACTAGGGGTTTCTGGTCTAGTAGGTGATGTTTGTGCACCTTGTGCTTTAATAGTAACAGAAGTACTAGATGCTCTCCACATAAGTTCAACGTAGTTAGTAGCCGCTACTTGTATATAAAAGTTTATAGCAGCAATAACATGATAAGGATCTGTAACATTCTTTCTAGGTGCTAATCCAAATATACTATTAGACTTTGGCACA